TATGCGTACATTATGGGTCATACCAAACGTACGTATAAATGGTTTGGGACGGATGGAACTACCTTCGGACAGTCGTCTCATATCTTTGAGACTAAGGTCCGTCGGAAAGTCCATCCTTATGGTCTAGCCGTTGGTGGTGGACCTCTAACCACTACTCAACAAGCAATCCTGGCCGCTTTATCCGCATCGCGGACAAAGTGAATAAGTGCCAGACTGCCGACCGGTAGCTCATAAACCTTTCGGTTTATGGGTGTTACCCAAAGCTCCGTGAAGAGAGCAGAATAGAAAGGACTTAGCTTTGTTTGCTGATCCGACTTCCGTCACGATTAATGGAGTGGCGAAAAGCATGCCCACAGTTTCGCGGGCTGCTTCGTCATCCGTTTATGCAACGGCTGATGGTATCTTCACTCTGAAGATATCCAATCAGAATACGAAGACTCGAGAAAGGCATCTTGCCCGTATCGATCAACGTATTGTGGCGGTAGACCCAATCTCGACAGATAACTTTTTTGCCGAGCTTGGTGTCTATTTAGTAATCGATTCACCCAATTCGGGTTACTCCGATGCGGAGATCGATTACGTCGTCCAAGGCCTGAAAGGCTTCTTGACGACTGCAAACGTCTTGAAGATCCTTGGTAACGAGACTTAATTTCGTTACTCGTCGGACCTAGAAGGGTACGCACAAGGCAAAGGATGTAACCTCTTAGTGAGGAAACATGAAAAGCCTTCTGCAAGTCCTCTTGGCCATACTAACGGATGTTGGTATGGTATGTAAGACCTCCCTGAAGCGAGATCAGATGACGATCCAATCTCGCTTCGAACACGAAGGTGAATCGTTTTTAACGATCACCCTACCCGCCTTCTCGAAAGCCCTGTTTCGGGCGATAGAAGAAGGTAGGTGGACTCCAGACATGTGTACTGCTTTTGCAAGGCAGCATCATGTGTTGCTCCCGAGATTCCTCTCGGGTTTAACGAGTCTTGTGTTTGATAGTGAAGGAGTACTCCTAGACCAACCAAACGTGGAGGCCATAGATGGCGTACGGCAAATCTGCCTTTTCGCTTCTAAGCTCAAGCGTGGTTGTTCCCCAGAACGTGAAAGGGCGGCGGAAGCCGCCTTTCTCCGAACTGAGGAGGAAGTATCTCTCTTCCGTCCAAAACAGTGGTTACAGAGGAATCTTTATTCTTCTGTCGTCTCTGTCTTGTATGGCACTATTCTTAGTCGGCTCGAAAATCGAGTCCGACTGGGAGACATTGTGCCTAAGCACGGACCTGGTGCCACATCTCAGAAAATTTCCGGTAACCGGAAATTCTCATATAAGTCGTGGACCAGTCGGCTCCAGAGAACTTTGCCTGTTGATTTCTTTCAGTTCGTTAATCATAACGAATTGATCGAGTCGATAGGCAAAACATGTTCTCTCGAACAGTTGTTCCTTACAAAGGAGCCACCTGTTCGTGTAGTCTTCGTTCCGAAGACTGCTAAGACGCCGAGAGTGATAGCCATTGAACCTGTACATATGCAATATGTACAGCAAGGAATCTCTGCTCCCCTTATTGAGGAGTTAGAGAAGGCACCTTGGACTGCAG